GATTGGCGTGGAGTAATTTGCCCAAAGTTAAACCGAGCGATTTGTTCTTGAAGCGGCTGAAGTGCGATTTGCTCACGAGCTGCGCCTACTGCACTTAAAGCCTGTGCTGGCAGGAATGAGGATTGGAAGAATGACGGGGCTGCTTGGGCAAGTGCCGACTGTGCAATCTGGGCCTGTTGTTGGAGTCCGCGCTCCCGAGCGTAGTCTTGTGCCGCCAAGGTTGCAGATACATCTCCCAAAGACCTTCCAAAGGCTTCTGTAGCCCTTGCTTGGGCTTGTTCCATTGCTCCTGAACCGTAACGACCAGCACGGCTAAACCCGCTTGCAATGCCTGGTAATACGGTCTGCTCATACTGCTGAACCAGGGGTCTGGTAGCAGCTTGGATTAAGGCTTCACGATAAGGCGACCCACCTAAGAACCCGCCTGCGGCAGTAGTGCCGATTTGCCCTAGAGACTGCTGGTAAGCCTGTTGTGCGGCTTGTAATACAGGTGCTCCGGCGGCGGCAGCTTGTTCTTGTTGGGTTAGCGCGGCAAGGGTCTGCTCACTAGGAGCGACATAAGTCTGCCCGGGAAAGAAGGTAGGCTGTGGACCCGTTAAGAATAGCTCTTGAGCCCTCTGTAAACCTGTTTGCAGGTAAGGGAGTAGTGCTGGGTCAATTCGTGATTCTGCCATGTTGTTACCCTATAAGAATATAAGCGTAAGTTTTGTCTGCCGTTGAGTTGGCAAAGTGTGTGATTGTTGCCTGCCCTTGCTGTTGGGCAGAGACGTAAATGTTTGAGTAAGCCGACGGTGCGACATATTGCATGGTAGCGATGACCGACGGGGTTGCCGGTGTGTCTGGGCTAGTTCTAGTCGGCAACTGCTGAATACTCACCGCTACATCATCCGTTGCCCACATGATTTCCATGTAGTCATTGGCGTTCAGTTCTATAAAGAAATTCAACGCCGCAATCATGTGTCCGTCTACACCGCCGTGGCTGTTTGGGACTGAGTACCGGCTGTTAGAGCCAGCGATATTCGTCCCGTTCTTGCGAAACCATATATCAATGTCGTGAATCTGGCTGTCCGTATTGACTAATTGGGCACTAAATTGCAGGTTATAAATCCCGTAGTTCCGCACGTTCATTCTAGAACTGTTAGACACATACACCCCGTTTGAGTAGTCCGTGGTGTTAAGCGTCATGGGGTACGCCGTGGTCGTATTAGCCGCCACCTGGTCAGTCGTGTCCTGAAACGCACCGTAGGGCGCAGAGTCAGCTTCTGCCGCGTCCGAGAACGGAATCAGGATAATTTTTGTATCTACAGAAATACGCTCGTCAACCAAGGTTGTGGTGGTAGCGTTTCCTGTGTTTAGCGTAATAGTCCCGGTGTTATTGGACTTGCCGTTCATCAGGTTGTTGACTACCTCGGAAATCTCCCGTGGGGTAGCTCCAGCATACGGTAGAACACGAAACATCAGCGCATCCCTGCCCGTTGGATTTCTAAATCAACGCCAATTGCTGACTTCCAATCTGCGCCTGTAGGGGTAACCCGTAGTCTGTGATAGCGGCCAAAAGAGCGTAATCCGACTCGGTTTTCTGAGTTTGCCGCAGTCACGGCTGGGAAACTTACGGTTTCGTTTAGCAGGTCACGCGAATCCACGGCCACAGAACCCGACCCGTTGTCCACAATTGGTCTTGCTAGGGTAATCATGGACTTATTGGCTGAGTCTACTTCAATGTCAGATGTGTCAATAATTGCTGTTTTTGGCGAGCCAGAGAATGTGATGATTTTTGCACCAGATACGCCAGCCAGGTTAATTTTTCCACCTAACCAAATACGAGAGTCTAAAGACGATGACAGAGCATCTATGCTTGCCGAAAAAGAATCTAGACCTTCCAACGTAATACTTGGCGTGGCAGACGTACAGACTCTATTGACGCCTGTATCCGCATAGGACCAGCGTTTAGTTGGAATGTGGTAAATCAAGAGTCTATAAGTTGTGTCAATTGTCGGGTATCCCCAGATGATGAGGTTTCGCTCAGGGTCTACCGCGGCACTCATGTTCCCAATCTCTGCCTCTTGTAAAGAGGTAAAGAAGTATCGGTTTACCTTCTCCGCACCAATGTTGACGACATTCTGGCCGTCGCAGGCATAGAATCCGTCATCACCCAAGAAGTAGGTGACCTGTTGCCATTGGATAACTGAATTTGGCTCGTAGCAACCAAGGTTACGGGCGATGTTGTCAAACTGAAATATCAGCGGAGTTCCAAGATAGGACATCCGAAATATGCTTCGCTCAAGCAGCACTAGACCAAATTCACCACCCGTAACGCCTTGCACCGCGCCACCGTCAGGGATGTCCTGAGAGTCTGCCTGTGTAGTGCCGGAAGCTGCCCAGGTTGTTTCGTTGTTAATCCCTGACCATTGAACCCGAAACGGGTAGGAGTTTTGGTAGCCGGTAACCACAAAGTCTCGAACCACGGTCACAAACTTAGCTTTCGGAGCATCCGAGGCTAGGTTTGCAAAGTCGCCCGTAGAGGTCAAATCATAGCCTTGCAGGGTGTTGGCTTCGTTGCCAGCAATCAGCCTGTTGCCAAACTGTGTAAATCTCCACCGCGACGCACTTGTGTAGGTTGTGCCTGACACATCGTCTAGCGATAGGTCGCCAGAATCTAGCGTGTAGAGCTTGGTGTCGCTACCAGCAAAGACTTTGGTGTTTCCCGAGGTATCCCGTGCGGCCACCACATTGTTTAGATTTAAGTCTGCGGCGGCAGAGTAGTCAGCCTCTTGTGGGAACGGGCCATAACCCACAGCGCGGGGGTAACAGTTCTTGGCAGTCGTGAGAGCACCAATCACTCCGGGCTGGTCAGGTAGCCATTCCCCAAAAGTTACGCGATTGCTTGCCATGTATTGTTTCCTGTTGCTTGTTCTGTCCAAGAATCATTGACTGCCACAACGGGAGTCCATGTATTCGCATCGTCTGAAATGGTTGTCCAACTATCGCTTTGGACGGTTGCGGCGGTCCAAGTATTAGCCTCATCTGCAACTATTGACCATTCCTCGCCAAACTTATAAAGCACGGCAGAAAGCAGTCCGCTTGCAGTTATTAAGCCTCTACCGCTAAATGTTGCGTTTGCACCTGCTGATACCGAGCCTGTGGCCGAGAAATCAGCATCAAAGTTAGCCTCAAATCCTGCGTTGGCAAAGACATCGGCAGAGGCAGAAATTGACCCGTCTGCAAGCCTTACCCGTATTGCATCAGATACGACCGTTGCAGAGCCAGAAATCGCCCCACTAGCCCCTAGAACGCGAGCTACGCTTGCCGACATATCTCCGCTTGCAGAGATAGTCCCTAGAGCGTCTGTAATCCGTGTGGCGGCTGACACCACACTACCCGCGGCTGTGATACTTCCGTCTACCAATCGGGTTCTGGTAGCACCGGCAACTACCGCGCCAGCACCACTTATTGAACCTGAGACCGTCCGTTCTGCCGTTCCGTCAGCAGAAACGCTACCCAAGGCAGAAATCTGTCCTGATGCGGTGCGGATTGCCACAATTGCGGTAGATAAATCACCTGCCGCGGAAATGCTACCTTCCACCGCCTTTACCCTGCTTGCGTCTGCACTTACAGACCCGGTAGCAGAGATGTTTTGCGGCTGGTAAATCAGGGTGATACAGGTATCTGGAGACTCCCAGATAGGGTCATCTAGCGAAAAGGCTAGATTGTCAATGCTGCTGTTGAAATAATCTAAGTGATAAAGGGCAAATGGCCCACATATCCCGTCCTCTTCCCAGTTTGAGTCGAGGGTAAACGGTAAATCGTCAAGACTCCCGAAGCGGTCTAAATCTTCAAGAGTAAGTGCCATTTAGTCCAACGTAACGGTGAGGTTCCCGCTAGATACTTTGAGGATGTCGCCAGACTCAATGACTTTAGAAGTCGTGAGAGCCGTAAACATCAGAAGGTTTCCAGATGTCAGGGCGTCAAACACGCCTACATACGAGATTGTCCCCCAGCTACCCGTTGCCTGCGGGAAGTTTACGTCCGCAGAAGAGGTTGTAATCCCCGTGGAAGCAGTAGTTACAGACAGGATTTGGCGAGCATAAGACCCGCCTGAGACCTCTGTGCCACCGCCTGTATCGCTAGGAGCTGCGGTAAAGAGCCCTAGATAAGCAGTAGTAGGAGATGTGTAGGAGACGTTTCTCAACACATGGTCAAGAATCTTATCTTCTAGATAGTTAGTAAATTCAGCCATTTTTTACCTCGTGGTTACGGTCATAACTAGGGGAACACCGGCAAACTCGGATTCCTCGTCAGAGGTGTTAATCCGAGCGACAGATTGGTTATACAAGTTGGCCCAGGTTGTAGTACGGGCATCGTTCATAAGATACGGCTCTGCCTCTAGTAGAGAACCGTATAGCAAGGAATCAGGATAGTTAGCTAAAAACTCGTTGCTACTATTGTTGTTCGATAGTACCGCGGGTTTGTAGTAGTAAAGCATCTGCACGACATACGCAGAATCTGGTTTGGGAGCGAACTCAAACTCGTTGGACCGCAAGGTATAAAAGACGGGTAGACCTTGTTCGTCAGCCCGTGAGTTGGCAGAAAACGCACTCGGAGAGAGATACGAGACTACGGTTCTTGGAGTGCCTTGCAGGTATACGTCGCGGATTGCTAGGAAGTCTGAGGGGAGACCGACTGTTGCGTCTCCTGCTGTCATGGTCGCGGTTGCTGTTTTGAGCATCCGGCGGGTCCGAATATCACGAGACAGACGGAGTTCGGCCAGCGTAATAAAGTCGGGAATCTGGCTCGTCAGGTCGCTCCGTCCGAGGTAATTCGCAACGCTAGTCTTGAGGTCGCTGTAGGTCGCTAGTGCCATCTTTCGTCTCTGGGTAATCGTGCCAGCCGAACGTGTACTGTCCGACGTGGCCTATTTGGTTTGACAAGTCGTGGTCTAGATAGGTTTTATACCCTGCATCTAAAGCCTTGATGCAGAAGTAAACATCTTCCCCTAGTAACTTGCCGCCTGAAATCTGCTCGAACCAAAACCAAGGTTTCGGTGTGTTTTCAAATACTTCCCGCTTTACCATCATCACCCCGCAACCGACGGCGGTGACTTCTTCTAAACCTGTTTTGCCTTTGCTTACAATAGGCATCCAGGTGTTTTCTTTCTTTTCCATGTCTATCAACAGGTTCTTAGCTGTTGGTTTGACAGGGATGGAACGGGTTGTTGCGTTGACCCCGACGATTGGTTTGTCGTGAGCCATCAGAATATCTATCGTGTTCTTGGGGAAGCGCATATCAGCGTCTATCCACAAGATGTAGTCTGCGCCTTCTTTTAAGGCTTCCTGCGCCATCTTCTCGCGCTGGTCGAATATCAGGGTTCCGGATACTGTGTAAATGGACTGATGTCCTACCCTGTGTCTGGCGTCGTAGGCACACAGGACCGCTAGGTCAAAGGCTGTGCCTATCTCCATCTCACCCCGACTCGGGATGCAGATTGCTATTTTCTTACCTTCTAGTCTGTTCTTAGCTTTAATCTTGTCGTGAATCTTGCCCACTAAACTCTCCCCGGTCTCGTCCGTAAATAACGGTTCTCCGGGTCGTTTAGAAACGCCTTCATTCGCTTCTGGTCTATCACCGTGAACCCCCTCATAATGCCCTTGGTATTCAAGTCTGCTATTACGGAGTTCGGGAGTTCTGCAACGTGAGCCATCTCGCCCCAACGTGCCCTCTCGTCCGTTTGGTTATAAGCAGCTTTGTTTAATTCTAATATCGGCGCGACGTCCTGCTCATACTTGATGATGAGACCGCCTTCGCCATCAGCGTAGAAAGTACGCTTTTCTCCTGCTACGAAATCTTCGCCTAGTTTTTGCATATTTAGAAACGGAGGTGGGACTGGCCCACCCCCGATTTTACTACAGTTTAGGCAGCCTTGATGTCAAAAATACCACCGTGAGCTGCTTCGTTACGAACCTCAAGGGTCAGCTCGGCAAGAATCTGAGTTTTCTCAGAGTCGCCGGTCTTTGCCAGGTCGTTCGTTTGGAAGGGACGCAGATATGCGAGCGCAGCATACTCGGGGTCGAGCAGCAGAGCGTCGCGGCTACGCATAAAGCGGTCCGGCACAACGGAGATAAGACCAAAGTCTGACAGGTAAGCACCTGCGGCAGCCACGATGGTCGTGGGTTCTGCGCCGGTTACATAACGCTGCTGTGCAACACCAGCAAAAGCCGAAACGGTTGCCTTCAGTCCCGGGGGAACTACGAGCAGTTTCGGTGTGCCGCCTTCGGAGAAGATTTCCTGGGCGACGGTCTTGAGCATGGCTTCCGTGAAGGTGTAGAGCGTGTCAGCGTCGGTACGGGTATACGAACCGGAGCTGTCGGTCGGGTCTGCACCAGCGGTCGTCACGCCAGCACCCTTGGAGGTGTTGGACTTGATATAAGCCAGGAGCGAACCCATCTTACGAGCATTAGTATTGATAGTGCCGTTGCTCTTGGCTTGGTTAGCCGTGATGATGTTCTCGATGTCGCGCTTGATTTCGGCAGAAGCCTTGGCAAGCTGATAAGCCTTCTCAGACTTACGGCCAGCCTTGTCAACAGCCTCCAACGTGCCGGAAATCTGAACGGTCTTGCCGACGATTTGCGTAAAGTTGCCGATACGGGTCGTGGGCGTCAGCGAAGCCGAAGTGGCGTCGTCACCCTCAACCAGGGCGTTACCAAAGGTAGCAGCGGCCAGTACGTCGGTCTGCCACTCGTGGGCGGTCTGGGTGGCACGAGCCTTGCCGATAGACGACATAATCGGGGTATCGGTGGGGCTGATGTCATAGATTACATCTGCGAGGTCCTCGCGGACACCAATCGCGCCGTAACGCGAATAGGTATTGGTGGGTACAGTCATTTTATAACTCCTTAGAGAAATCGTTCAAAAATGGCCGCAGCATCTCTGGTGCGACCTGATTGTTTAAGTTGTTTAGACAGCTTTTTAGCCATCTCGGAGTCCTTGTCAATTCTTTGACTACCGACTCCAGGTTTCAGAGCTTTTGGAGCTTCTGCTACCTTTTTCTGCACGGCAGGTTTTGCCTTTTGCAGCTTCTCAAACTGCATGGCTCGGTACAGAGCGATGACGGCGCGGTGGTCGTACACCTGCGACAACTCTTGGTCAGTCCAGCCGTTAGACTTTGCATAGTCGCGGATTTCTTTACGGATTACTTCGCCTTTCACCTCGTCAGCCAGGTCAGGGATTGCGGCTTTTAACCGTTCCGCTTCTTGGGAGAGATGGGCTTTCAACCGTTCTTGTTGCTCTGCGGCCTGTTTGGCCTGCACAGCTTCGCGTTCTGCGCGGACAGCGGAGAGTTGTTTCTCACGTTCCATCTTCTCTGCGACCTTGATTGCGTACCCCACGGGGTCGCTATCTTTGAGCGCAGTTAAGTCCTCTTCGGGTTGGGCAGAGAGCATCTGTTCGATGACCTGCAACCTTTGGGAGTAGGTGTCACGGAGTTTGGCGGCTTCCTCTATCTTCGTGCGTTCAGCTTCGACTTGCTTACGCTGCTCGGCTAGAGATTGCGTCTTTTTCGTGTAATCGGAGGTGCGAGAATAGCCTTTGATGAGCTCGTCTAGGTCGACTTCCAGTTCTTCGTTGTCTACTTTGACACGATACCGGGGTGTTTCCTCTACTTGCTCTTCTTGTACTTCTTCTACCGCTTCTTCGGCTTGCGCCTCTACTTCTTCCGGTGCTGCTTCGACTTCTGCTTGGCCTTCCGGCTGCGGGTCTAGCATCCCGAAAATCTTTGCGGCTGCTCCGTTTACGTCTGTTTGACTCCCTTGCGGGTTGGTCTCTTCCATTTGTGACTCCTAAGTTTAGAAAACCCACTTGCGTTTCTTTTCTATTTCCTTTTGTTTGGCAATAGATTGGAGTGACGCTATAAATTCTTCCAGTCCTCTGAGCTTTAGACGCTCCCTTTCTCGGAGGTCTACATCCTCGTCTTGACTGTCTAATATGTTGGAAATATACATCTGGCGTTGTTTTTCCACAACACCCATAAAAAACTCGTCAGTCAGTAGGCCATTGGCCCGTTCTGTTTGGTTCAACCAGGAATCTCCACGTTACCTGTGATTTGGGCTCCGACCTTAGCCGCTTTCGGCGTAAGGATTTGCTGTTCAATCTCTGGGGTGATTTCACGGAAGAACTCGTTTGTGTCTTTAAACCCAGCAGACTCAATAAATCGTCCCAATGTATTACGGTATTGCGCTGGAGATACGAATGGATTAGCCATTCCCATGGTTCCAAGGAGTTGCTCCTGTTTCTGTAGGACTGCGGCGGTCATAGCCATCTGTTGTTCCCTATTTCCGGTTCCCAGACCTACGTTTACCGTCATGTCGTACTCGTTGTTCCACTCCCGCGGGTCTACGGCCACGAATTTGCCCCGCATACGGACGATTCTTTCCTTGTCCTGGTACTTGCAGACAAGGTGGAGAATCCTTCTAAAGAGGTCTTTAACACCGGTTTCGGCAAATATACGAGCTATTAATTCGACCTTGGCGGCTCCTGCGTTTTGGACCATAGCGATTGCTGTCGCGGTGGTGTTTTGCAGGATGTTGGGGTCTAGACCCTGAGAACTTTGGGTGACTCCAGTTCGTTTCTGTTGCACCTCGTCCATATACCCAAGCATCGGGAAGGCTTGGTTTGCTACTAGAGGAACCGCAAGAGGTGTAATAGCCGCAGGGTTCTTGACCCGCACTATCCCACCAGGTGTGA